TGAAGGCTTTAAGAGATAAAATAAATATTGCATCTGAGGTCATGGGTGAAGAATTGAAAGACTGGATCTAAACTAGATCAGTTGCTTTTCCAATCACGGGTTTGTATTTAGTTTTTCCCTCTGATTTGTATGCGTGCAAGAATTGTTTTCTTGGTTGATCAGTAGTATAGCTGCAATGTATCCATCCACTGTTCGGCTCACCAGGAGTATAGAACTCCAATATTAATTGATCGTAGTCTAAGTTTTGATTAATCCAATCAGCTAATTCTGCATTGTCTGTGCCCATTACTTCGAAGTCTGCGGCCTCGGCCTTGGCATGCTGTGAATTTACAGAGCTACCAATCTTTATACAAAGTTGTTCACTACGAAACCCGCTAGTTACTTTTACTCTACCAAAGTGATCACGTACAGGCTGTAAAATATTTTCACAAAGATCTTTTAATTTTTCTATTTGACCTGAGTTTGGATTGTTGTTTATATCCAACCTGATGGCTGTGTCTGATTTGATTAACTCTTGAAGAGTAAAATTACGACTTAAATTCATTGTATCATGTTCATGATCAAGGCAAGTATTATGGCTCCACCTCCGCCCATGATCATCTTCTCCATTCTTGATACACGTTCTTTGATTTCTTTTATTTGTTCAAAGGTTTGCTTTTGCATTATCCTGCAAAGCTTCTCGTGATCTTCTATTTTTTGTAGTGCCGATTTTTTCATTATGTTGTTCTACTCGCAATAACTTTTTCTTCAGGTGATAGTAAAGCTTCTTGTGACCTTGTCAAGTTAGTATTTGGATTCACATCAGCTCTAGCTGTTTGTACCACAGGCATTGGTGTATTTGGTAATGGTGGTGTCTGTATATCAGCTAATTGTGTTGTTGTTTGTTGTTGTGGTGCTTCACTAAACAAGTCTTTAATATTATCTAAACCTTTTTCAAATATACCTGGTTCTTGTTCTTCTGGTTTAATACTTTTTCTATTATACAATCTTTCTATTTGTTTAAAGTTTCTTTTTGGATAAAAATAATTTCTATTGATTGCGCCTTCATTTAATTCTTTTGATAGTTTTTTAGCATCATCTACTCTTTTTTTCATACGACCGTCATAACCAGAATATGGAATATTAACACCTCTTAAAAGTTTTCTTGCATTTTTAGAAGATATACCTCTTTCCTTCATTATTTTTTTTAATTTTTGTGTGCTAACACCCATCGTATTTGCATCTTCTAGTACTCTGTAAAACTGTCGATTAACTTTTAAGTTTTCTTCTTGTATTTGTTTAAACTCTTCAACTAAAACTTCAGGACCTCTTTGTCTAAAATTTTCTAAACTAAAAAATTTTTCTGTGGCTGTAACACTTCTTTTATTTCTGTTGTACTCTGTAATTTTGTATTGCATGGTTCGTGGTACATCAATGTTAATAATTCTTATACCAGATAATAATGCAAGTATTTCATCTTGTAATGATACTGGTTGACCACCTCTTTTAACATCTTGTTTTAAACCTTGAACTAATTTTCTACTAGTTGTAAATGCACCAGGTTCTACTCCTTTTAATATATGTACAAAACTTTTTGATATTTTTTCACCATCTGAGTCTGTATCGGAATAAACTTTTGCACCTGTTTTTGTTACACCACCTCTATTACCAAGACCTAACTCTGCAGGTAAGACATCAGTAAATCTTTCTAACGCAATTGATTGTGTTAAGAACGGATCTAATAAAGTTCTAAGCGGTCCATCTTGATCTATTGCTTGTGATAAAAGTTTTTGACCAACTGTTTTTTTATCTAATGTCCCTTCTTGCCATTGTTTAAATATGGCTTCAATTGGTTTTGTTACTGTATCGTATGGACTAAAATATGAAAAGTTAATTGCTTTACCAACACCACCCTTCCATTTATTAATAGGTATAATCTCTGCTCTTTTTTCCCACGGTGCAGATAAACTTCTTTTATATGCTTCTACTTCTTCCATTGTAACACCTGTTAAAGCTTGTGATATTTCTGATACTGCTTTAGCTGTGCCACCTAAAGTTACATACGCTCCTAATAGTCTTCTAAGTCCCATTTGTCTTAATTTAGGATTTGCTGATGTTGCTTCTTTTGCACCCAAAGATATAATATTATATGTCGTTCTAATCATCTCTGCAGGAAACGATACGAAATTACCAAATGGTAATTTTCTAATATTTTGTACAAATTCTGGTACTTTACTATACGTTGGATACGTGTTTCTAATATACCATGCAGCAGCCTCATCTACAGCTTCATCAAATGTTTTTAGTTTACCTGTGAAAGTATTTTTTGGATCAAACTTTCTACCAACTATTTCATCGTACCATTTTGCAATATCTCCTGTTTTACTATAAATGCTACGTAGTTGTGATTTTACATATTCATGACCATACCACTTCCAAAGATTATCGCCACCTGCATATACTCTTGCAGCTCCTTTACCAAACTTGCTAATTGTTTCTCCAGTTTTTTTAAGAACAGTATCGTCAAATGCAAATTTACCATCTGATAAAGCTCTAATGATTCTATCTAAACTAGTTAATCCTTTTGTATTTTTAATTTCTTGTAATACTGCTTTAAGTTCTGATGCTACAATGTTTTCGTCTAATACACCAAGACGTATTTTATTTTCTATATTTTTAATAAATGCATCTTCATCTATAACTTTTCCTGCACCAAAAATATCATCAACAGTCATTTTTAATGCTTCTGATACAGATGATCGACCACCTATATGTCCATTAGCCAGTGGAAATAAACTTGCAGATGAAACGTTACGTACTTGTGTCACCGGTGATAGTACGGTTTTACCATACTGTGCAGCTACTTTTAATTGTAGTATGTTTCTATACACACCATTTTGTATCCAAGTATCTAAACCTTTTCTAGTTTGTCTAAAAACTTGTGTAAGTTCTGGTGTTGCAAAGTATTTAGACATGTCACTTTTTAATAAACCTAAACTTTTTACGTCTCCTATTTTTTCTGCATCAAAAAATCTTTTAGCATCAGCTGCTGCTTTGCTTCTAAACAACCAACCTTCATCCAAACCTATTTTAGCTAACTTATCAAAAGATCGTTTATTAACTGCATGTGTGATTGCATGTGATGTCGTGGTTAATACAGATGATTTTAAATTATCTTCTTGTCCTAATAATTTTCTTACAGCATCTGGTAGTTCTTCTCCAGTTCTTATTATTCTATCTGTTCTTAAAAAATCTTTACCAGCAATATTTTTTAAAACTTGTAATGGGTCTGCTCCATCTTGTTTACCTGCTTTTAATATTTTATCCGTTAAAGATTCTGCAAACTCATCAATAGCTTGTTTATTTGTCATCTTTGCTGTTTTTAATTTTAATGCTTCTTCTCTTAAATCTTTGTTTTTTGTAACAACATTGTTTACTATCCAACTTTTAGCACCATCATATATTTTTTTGTCCGGTTGAAAGTTAGGGTTTGTAAAGATAGCAAAAGATTGTCTCATATATGTTTTTAAATTATCCAACATAAAATTTTTAAGATCACCTTGTGGTAATAAATCTGCAAACTTTTCTTTTATCAACGCCATTTCATTACCTAAACTTTTTGCGCTACCTTGTATTTCAGTTGGTAATGCTTTTAGTTTTATGTTGCCTTTTAAATATCCTAACACTTGATCTAAATAATAATCTTGACTAGCTTCCGATGCAGTTTTTGAGTTGTGCTTTGTTTCAAAATCTTTTGCTAAATTATATGCTTTCTTTTCAATTGATTCTAAATATTTTTCTATCGTTCTTGATTGTGCTTTTATCTCTCTTCTAGCTTCTGATGATATTTGATAACCAAGACCTGTTTGTGGTCCTACAGAAGTAAATTTTTGTAAAAATCCTGACAATCTTTTTAATCTTCTTTCCAAAGGATCTTTACTATCTCTTGTAAATAATTTCCATTCTTCAAATTTTGGTAATTGTTTTGCACCAGTTCCTACTCTTATAGGAAATAAAGCTTTGTTTACTACGTAAGAACTTGCATTTCTAAGTGTTTTACCAACCGGCTCTGGTATAGCTTTTGATCCAAGATACGTGAGCGGTGATACAACAGCCTTGTCTACTGCTTTTAATCCGATACCCGCTACCTTTGCACCAGGTTTAAAGATACCATATTTAAAACCAAGAGCTACCGGTTTACCTATTAAAGAAAAACCACCACCAATTAATGCACCCTCTGCACCAAATCTAACTCTGTTTCGAAGTCTTGCTAATGCAAGATCTCTACCAGATAATCCTTCTGTATTTTCTTCTTCTACAAATAATGTTTCTTTATCTGGAGTTGATGCCACAAAGTCTGTTGCAGCAAGAGCACTAGACATATAACCAACTCTTTTGGCAATCTGTGATGTCTTTTGTAATTTAGTTCCTGTATCTGCTAATTTTCTACTTCTTTGAAATATTTTAAATCTGTTTAATATTTTAAAAGCTGCACCACCAGGTATACCATATTGTGTTAATACTTTTGTAACAGAACCTGTAAGAGTTTCAGGATCTTTTATTTTATTTTCTTCATAAACTTCTGTTAGTTTTTCTCCTAAATCAGTTCCTGCTGCAGCATCAATACCTGAAGTTAATAAATCACCTATAGCATATCCTAAATCTTGAGCACCACCGTACAAACCTTTTTCAAGATCTTCAAAAAAATCTATGTAGTCTTTTTCTTTTTCGGGTGCACCCTCTTGTAATTCTTTAATTCTTTCTAACTTTAATTTATCAAAAGGATTAGTTTCTAAAAAACTAGATGCAAGATTAGCAAAACCTTTCCATGTAAACTTTACAGGTTTTTTCTTTTTGTTAAGAACTTCTTTTGCAAGTCCTGTTATACTTTCAGCTCTTTCTAAGCTTTTTTGTTTTTGCTTAAAGGGTTCAGCCATTTTAACCCTCCTGTGCGATATTCAAACTTACGTTATACTTTTGGTTAAATTCGTCTACGTCTTGTTGGTCTCTTATGTTAGCAAAATCTAACAAAGCTTGTTTACTATTAGCAATCACTTGCACAACTTGATTGTCTATTGATGCAGGTAATCTTGATCTTAATTCATTGTAAGATAAATCTTGTACTTGATCTTCATCTGCTTTTGCAACATCAGGCATCATGGCAGATCCACCCATTTGACGTCCTACTCGACCACCATCAGAATCTAATTCTGCATCATCATATAATAAATCAGCTAGTGCAGGATATTTATCTGCAACTTTTGCAGGATCAAATATATCGTTTTTAACACCAGCGATAATAATATCTTTAACAAATGCATCTTCTGACATTTCTCCTGATATAATTGATCTGTAGTCATCATCTCTTTTTCTTCTCAAATCATCTATTTGATTTTGAATAGCACCTCTTTCAGGAGCACTAGCATTTTCTAATAACTTTTCTTGTTGTTTTATTTTTCCATCATAGAACGCGTTTGATAAGTTAGCTCTTGTAACTCTTTCAAATTCTGAAGATCCCTTGCCTTTGTTCTTTTCTCTTTGTTCTGCTAGACTATACTCTGACGAAAGTGCAGTTGTAAATAAATCTTCAGCTGATCTTCTGTCATCATCTCTTTGAGTTAATTTAGCTGCTTGAAATGTTTTAAAAGGTTCTTTTGCTGCAGTTGCTGTTGTTTGAAATATGTTTCCTGTTGGAACTTGTGATGTTAAATTTAAACCAAACTGTGTTAAGAACCCTGGTAAAGTTCCAGGACCCAAAGGACTTCTACCACCAGTTAAACTTTTTAATGCTTCTTGAGCTTTAATCGTTGTATCCAAAGCACTTTGAACCATATCACCATTTGAATATTGTTGTCTTGGTTTATCTAAACCAGATGTAATACCAGTTCCTGCAGAACCACCTATTCTAAACATTGGTCTGTTTAAAGTTCTATTCATTATTTATCTCTACCTAAATATAGTCCTGCAAGTGTTGTTCCAATACCAAGAGCTGTTTGTAATGGTGTTGGGTTAGGTACATTAGTTGTTGCTACCTGACCAGGATAACCACCCATGATCCCTGCTACCTGTGCACCGAATCTATCTAATTGTTCTTGTGGTTGGAATGTTGCTTGTCTTACAGCTTCTCTTCTTGCATCTTCCTCTGCCTGTGCTTGCGCTTGGTTGATTGCGCCCAATGAACCTAAACGTCCTATATTAGTTCCTAAAATTCCTTCTGTTTGTGCTCCAAATCCTGCTTGTTGTCCACCTAATCCAGATCTAAACGCACCTAAACCTTGTTGTGCTCCAGCAATACCTGCTTGTGCTTGACCAAGACCAAATCTATTTTGTATGTCTTGTTGTCTAGCTGCTTGTGCTTGACCAAAACCTTGTTGCAAGAGACCGGCCTGTAACAACGCACGTTCTCTCGCAGCCCCTGTGCCAAACTCTGCGAGTTGCACTCCCGCTCGACCACTGCCGAGCGCACCCAAAGCTGTCTGTTGATCTCTAATTTGTTGTTCTTGTATTTGTTTATTACGATCAAACTCTGCTAGTGTTGCATCAATCACTTGTGATTGATAAGGGGACATAAAGTCTGCTACATCTTTTTGAAAAGCTTGTGCTCCTAATGGCACACCACCTAATGTTGTTCCTGCTCCTTCTAATCCTGTTTGAGCGATCCCAGCTAATTCTGCTGCTTTACCTGCTTGTGTTTGTGCTTTATCTAAAAACGGTTGAAAAGATGCAATACCAGATGTTCCTGCTGCTTGAGTTGCTAATGTTTGTGCATCTTTTTGTAATTGTGTTTGACCTGCTACTTGTGGTGCAAGACCTTGTAAAGCTAATTGTCTTTGATCAAATCCTAATGCTGCTCTTTGTTGAGCATCAAATAAACCTTTTCTTGCATCAAATTGTTCTTGTGTTTCAAACGCTTGTTTTGTTTGAGGTATGTTTGCTTTTTGTGCAGCTTGTTGAAGAGCACCTAAACCTTGTGTTACAATAGGTACACCTTGTTGTGCTAATACATTTTCTGCTAAGTTTGTACCTAATTTTTCTACGAATGGTGCGGGTCGAGTTACTTGTTCTGTTACAGCCATTATAATACTTCCTCTAGTCTTTGTGATGTTTGAAACATTTTACGTGCGCCTTCTAAGCCTTGCGATTCTTCTGATACTTCACCCCCGGCTTCGAGGTTTTTCATCATGTTATACATGACTTCTGCGCCTTTGTCTATATCTCCCTCACCAGCATTCCTTACAGCATCAGCTGTAAATACAAATTCATTTTTAGATAGTCTAGCAGGCACATCGTCAGCTCTTTCCATTCTACCCATGTCTACAAAACCACCTGTTTCTCTGTAGTCTTTTTCTTTGCCATCCATATCTAATAATGGCATGGTCTTCTTGGCTACAGGTTCTGCATCTCCACCTTCTTGATAATTAACTCTCATCAAACCACCATCTGCTACCAATCTTCTATTCATTGGAAAATTACCACTTAAATAATAATTTACAGGATTAGGTAAATCGGCTCCTTGATACATTGGTTGTTGTTCTTCCTCTTCATCACCAAATAAGAATGGAGCTAATGTTAATCCACCACCTAATGCTAACATTCCTGTGCCTGTTAAACCACTTCCTATTGTGCCCTCTTTAAATAATTTTGTCATCAAAGGTGATCCTGATTTTAAAAAACCAGATCCTGCTATCTTAGCAAAAGGACCTTTACCTAAACCATAAGCACCTAAACCTGCAAATAACGCAGCTTTACCTATCGGTGATTTAACTATTTTCTTAACAGCTCTTGTTGCTTTCTTAACTAGTTTACCTAAGAAATACATCTGTCTTCCTGATTCAAGGTCCATGATCCCACCTTCAACAGGCGCATCCTCTGTCATACCACCATCAGCCATTACTCTAAAATTAGGTTGAAAGACTGTTGGTGTAGGAGTTGTTGCTGCTGTTTGTGCTTTTAATGCTCGTTCTAATTCTAATAATCTTCTTTCATAATCAGACATAGCACCATCGCCATCTCCTCTTCTTTCTGTATAACCATAAGTTAAAGGTTTACCATCAGCATCTCTAGTTTTAACAAATTTTTCTAAGCCACCTACATTACCAGACATCATTACACCTGGAGCACCAAAATTTTCAGCTATAAACTCTCCATAACTTTTAGGAGTTTGTAACATTGCATCAGCTGCAACAGGTTTATCAAAAGCATTTTCTACAAAAAATTCTGCTAAATCTTCATCTTCACCTGTTAGTGTATCAGGAGGAGTTATTCCCATACTTTCTAAATATTTTTTATATGCTCTTTGCATTTTTGCAGATCTTGCTTTTTGACCTGGTATTAGCATTGATGCATTGTATTGGAGTTTTCTTCTGTCTTTTGAAAATGGATTAATAACATTTAATATGTTAGATCCCTCTCCTTCTCCACGTACATTAGTTTTATATTTATCAGGATTTTGTTGAAAATCTTTTTGTCTATCTTCTTGAATTCTACTTCTAGTTGGAGTTGATGCTTGTTTTGCTCCTTGAAAACCAGAGGAAAAAGGACTGTTAGCAGGACCTCTATTTTTACTTTTATCATTAGGTCCACCCATAGTGTCTCCACCTTTTCTATATAATTGTCTTGCTATTTGAGTTCTAGTTATGGCCATTGTACTATCTTATTTTGTTTCTCCAAATAAATCAAGGCTAGGCATAATAACTCTAACATCTTTTCGTATGTCAGATTCTGGTATTCCCTTTGATTTCCAGTCATTATCGTCCTTATATACTTCACCTGTTTTCATATTTGTTATTGTTGTTATAACTTCTTTTGGTTCTATTACTGGAATGTCTTTCATTAAGTTGTTACCTCTCGCGGCTGTATTTCTAATATTGAAGCTATGACGTGCAGCTCGTTCGCGTCAGCAGCTTGTACCTTTAATACTTCACTCTCCTCCATAACTAAAGGTTGAGTTAAAAGTTCTGTTGTTGCCTTAGATGCTATGGCTTTATCTTTAAATAAATTAAATATAGTGCCACTAGAGTTAACTAAAGTTATAGTTATAGTAGATCCTGATCCAGCATCTTCAGATACTATTAATGATTTTACAACAGCAGATTTAAAACTAGGCACTGTATATAACACAGTTAGATCTGTTGTCGTTAGGTCTGCTTTTTTATTTATAAAACTATTAGCCATTAATTTAAAAAGAAGTTAAATGCTTCTACCTCGTCCTTTAATTCTTCTTGAAACGTTGTATTTAATTTTTCTACAATTGCATCAAGATCTCTTACCTGAGCTTCTGCTGTAGGTAAATCATATTGTTCTGATGGTCTTGTTAATACCTGTACTATTTTTGCCATTATCTACGTCCGTCTGGTTGTATATCTAATCTAAAAGTCCCTAACTTCCAACTTTGAGCAGATGATGTGTTTTCTACTTTTAATGCAACAGCTCTAGCTCTTGCACGTGTGTCTACTTTTTGTGTAGATGATGAAACTGTAAAAGGTCCTAATGCTGAACTAGCTTGACTATCGTTAGGAAAATTTCTTAATTGTAGTGTAACTTGTGTATTACCAGTTTGAGATATAAAGTCTGGTATAAACCTTCTTATCTTCATTAGAAATTCACCATCTCCTCTAAATGTTGCAACACCTGTTGACTGTCCTGTAGCAGATGCTCTTTGTTGTGTAATATCAAAATCTCCTGATGCAATGTTTGCTGTAATAGCTGTAACAGTTCCACCTTTAACTTGATCGGTCCCTGTTTCGTGTTGATAGTATGTTGTTCTACCTTCAGTATTACCTACAACGTCAAACGAGCTATCATTAGCTGCATCGTATTCTAATGCATGTGGTGATCCAAATACCGCAGAGTCTTCCCACATGGTTCTAGCTAATGTGCCATTTGTCCAAACAGGTCTTTGTGGTGATGAATCAAAGTAATTATATGCAACCATTCTATTTACAACTGATGATCCTGTTGTTGGATAGAACCACATTACTTCACCAAATAAATTATTTAATCCTGCTGATACCATTTGATTACCAGAATCTAAATTTATATTATTGTAAACGTGATCTTCTACTAAACAAGGTAGTGATTCTAACTTACCAGCGTATCTAAAAAAACCATTCTCTGACATCCAGTATGCAGCACCATCAACTTCAACACATGCATTCTGTCCAACCAATCCACAGTTAGTTCCAACTTGTGCAAACGCAAATGTAAATGGTTGACCAACAAAACGTTGTGTAAATAATGCTGTATCAGTCCAAACATAGATTGCATCTCTACCTCTAATCGCTCCTCTGATCTGTGATCCGTCGGCCAATCTTTGTGTACCAGCTGTATTGGTTGCTGTAGGTGTGTAAGTATTTATATCTTCTTGGTCCGAGAATCTAATAAACATATCATCTTGTGTTGATGTATCTCCAATAGTTGTTTC